ATGATAAGCGGTGGAGCGCAAGGAGCCGCTCTTGGTGGTGGCCTTGGTCGAAGGCTTGTAGGGCGAAGAGGACAAGCACTCGCTGACTTAAAGGAAAAGGAAAAGCAAGAGAATGCTCAACTTGCCGCAGAACATGTAAAGGAGTTTGGTGCCAGCGGCTCCAACAAAAACCTTGCCGCTCAGCGGCGTAGTTACTTAACTGGAGTGCAGAATAGAGAGCAACAAGCGGCTCAGCAGGCGAAAATAGACCGAGCACGACAACGGGCACAGGCTCGTGCCGAAGGTAGAGAGTTTGGTGATGAGAACAGACAGTTCGCTCAAAGTTACAGAGATATGCGAGAAAACCTACAAGGTCTTTCCGAAGAGAACAAGAATCAAGTCTTCAACGACTTAAACCAAGCCTTCAAAAATTACGGTAATACTTCAAGAGTAGACCCTTCTACTCAAGGTTCGGGTGATGTTGCTGTGGTTAATGCCGCTGGAGAAAACATGGGTAGTGCCCAGCAAATGATTGGTGTGACTAATAATATACCTCCTGTGCCGCAAGGTGCACCGGCTGAAACTTTACAAGGTATACAAGCAGGTAATCGGCAAGCGATGGGTACAGGAACAGACCATGATGGAGAATACGGCGAAACAATTACTCAACCGTCCGGTAATTCACCTACACTTAACGACATACAGCAGGAAAACCAAGAGGAACAAGGCACTGTGTTAGATGAAAAGCAACAACAGGCTATGGAAATGTTTAGACAAGTGCAAGACCGAAAAGAAAGAAGATTCAAAATGGGCATGGAGTGAGTAAATGTGTCCGATGTCAATCAACTCATCCATGATATGGACACTAAAATGAGTAAGAAGTCTTTCAAATACTTCTTTACTGAGATTTTAGAGTTTGAGTTCTCTCATCATCACGAGTCTTGGTTAAACGGTCTTAACGGTAACAAATACTACTGTGTTAAAGCGAGCCGAGACCACGGTAAGTCTGTGTTCTTCATGTCCTATGCGCTTTGGTTGGCCGCTTTCAATCCAAATACGCATGTCATGGTATTCAGCCACTCGCTTGAACAGACACTTGAGCACATGCGGTTTATCCGAGGTAACATCGAAGCGAGTGATATTCTCCAACATCTCAAGCCACAAGGTAAGCCTTGGGCTAAATCATACTTTGAGTTCTCTAATGGTTCCCGTATCATGGCAAAGTCCGTTGGCGGTGCTACTCGTGGTTTTCACCCCGATGTAGTAGTATGCGACGATATTCTTTGGGGGACAACCACAGGTGAACTTCAACGAGCCGCCGACTGGTTCTATACTGTCCTTCTCCCTGTTCTTCACCACACCGGTCGTTTGATGATGGTCGGCACACCGTTCAGTTACAACGACCTGTATGCTGAATTAGAAGACAAAGACACATTCACAGTCGAGACCTATCCGGCTATCGACACTAAAGGAGAAGCACTTTGGCCTCAGCGATGGGACCTTGAGGCCCTCAAACAGCGTGAGAACTCTATGCCAGCGATTAAGTTTGCAAGAGAGTATCTCTGCGAGCCTATTCACGACATGTCAAGTATGTTCCCGATGAGTCTACTTGAGAAAGCAAGAGACAGCGAACTGGTTCTACTGAGACAAGCGGAACAAGACTTCGATGAAAACGGAGAGGCTAACGGAACTTTCGGCCAACACTTTGTAGGCTGGGACCCCGCTATTGCTTCGGACGCTAATGCTGACTATACCGCTATGACAATACTGCGCATACTCCCCGACAGTGACGAAAAGCAAATCGTTCACTCCGTTCATCAAAAAGGACTCAACAGTTCCGCTCAAAAGAAAGAAGTTATTCTACTCAACAGTCGTTTCCGTCCCGACCTCATTGAACTTGAAGGTAATAACTTTCAGCGTATGTTTGAAGTTGAGTTGAAAGAGATGAGAGAAGACATACCCATCAAGACCTTTATGACGACAAGGCAAAAGAAAGAGTCTATGTTCATGAGTTTGCTCTTGGCGTTTGAACAAGGTCAAATCAAAACTCCTTGGGGCGATGAGAAGAGCAAAGAGTTCACACGGAAACTTGAGACTGAACTAAGTCGCTTTGGTATGCAGAAGAACGGGCGATTGGAGTCTGTCGGTAGCCATGATGACTTGGCTATGAGTCTTGCTTTGGCTAATTGGGCAACTAAGGAGTTCAAAGGGAGCATTGTTTTACTTGACGATTACCTTGAAGGAGTCGATAGTTGGTTTGGCGATGTCCCTCAAAACTCAGTAGCAGGTGCTAATTGGTTTACGATATAATTAAATGACACCAAAAGTTGGAGATACTATGTGGCCGAGTCTTTCTGTAGGAAACCCCCATCTCACTGTTGATATGGGCCATGACATTCTTACAACCATTGCTTCTAATCTCATTACTCATCCTCATGTCAATGAGCACATAGCCAAGTCCATAGCATCTCAGTCGGTTATTTTTTCCGAAGACACAGTAGCGGCACCGCAATACGCACCTTTTTCTCCAACTGGAGAAGGTTGGTTTGAAGACCGTTTAGGAAAGAGTGCTAATGAGATTATCCGTAACTTGAGAAAAGCAAGACGGGTCTTCAAAGAAGACAAGACAGAGATAGATGGCATCATCAAAAATATAAGAGCCCTCAAAAGTATGGAGGTCGATGCCACTATTGCTCGACTTGAATGGGCAGACTCTCACGGAGACACTATGAGAAAAATGGGACTGTCGAATAAAGACCTGCGTTCTCTCCGCCTGTTCGGTAATACAAGAAAAGCAAGTCTCTTACGAGCATGTAACCTTTGGGACAACGCAGAGGATGCATTAGAAAAATTAGACGAGTTTCAAGATGTATGGGGCGAAGAAGAAAAGAATGCTTGGGTCGGTGCTATGAAACAAAAGCAGGATGCGAGAAAAGTTTGGAGAACAGCCCTTCATCAATTCGACACTCTTTCTAAAGAACAGCAGAAGTGGATGAAACTCGCTAAAGAAGAGATGCAGGAAAAAGGTGCTATGACTGCAAGAGTAGTTGCTGGTAACCTCATTGAAAAGGGCGTGCCAAGACTTAACGCTACGAGGCTGTCAAAGTTACTTAATATGTATGGTGAAGAGATTAACATCATTAAAGGTCATCGCAAGGGCGAGTTCATGTGCATGAACCGAGATGGTTTGATTATCAAAGACAATTGGGCATATGCCGCAGGTTTCCTCGACGCTGATGGTTACATTACAATCACTGAAAGAGGAGAGCCAAGAGCAGGGTTCATTGCAACTGGTGACCGAGGGCGTATGCACTGTGAAGAACTACACAAGCACATAGGTGCTGGTGTGTTGCAACTCGACCAAAAAGTGTATTCGGATAATCAACGAAGCCAGCACCGTGTCAGTTTCTATGCGAAAGACGATTTGAATAAGTTACTCACTCATCTCACTCCTCATTTAAGAATGAAAGACATGCAGGCAAAGGCTGTTATGTCTTACATACAAGAAAATGACCCTGTGAGAAAAACACAGTTGAAGCGGTTTGTTCAGTTCTCTAACCGTGACGGAACAACCAAAGGGGAGAACTCTCTGCGAGAATGGGGAGTCGACCGAGATACAGTCATAAGTTGGGCGGAGGATTTGTAATGGCAGAAAAAGGCAGAATAGGACGATTTCTTGAATCAGTAGGTAATCCGTTCCGTAGAAGAACAACACCGGAACCGCAGATGCCATTATGGACAACTGGTATACAAGAGCCAGTTCTTGTTCAAGGCATTACAATACCTGCACTCTATGCAGTCGCTCAAGAAAACCTCATTTTAAGAACAGTGCTTAGCACTCTTCAACAAGAGATATTCCGAAGAGGCTATCGTTGGGAGAAGAAGTTTAACAAGAAGTGTGGAGATTGCGAGGCAGAGTTTCAACATGATGTTGAAGAATGCAAAGACTGCGGTAGTATGAATCTCCAAGAGCCGGACCCAAGCGAACTCGTTTATCCAAGGTGGCTTCTTGAACAACGCAATGCTATGGAACAGACCTTTATGGATGTCTTGAGAGAGATTGAATATGACCTCAACATCACCGATGACGCTTTCATGGTGCTTGTCAAAGAGTATTACATTGACCCCGAAACCGAAGAGATGGCATTTTACCGGATTAAGGAAATCATAAGAGGCGACCCTATTTTCATGCGAATCATTGCTGACAAGCGTGGAGTAAGAGGCGGTCGTTTCCGAGTCTGTCCTGTTCATCGAACAGAAGTTAAATCGTTTTCGGATGATAACAAAGCCTGTCCGACATGCGGTCGTGAAACAGAGGATGTCCACCATGTCAATACAGCGGGTAGTGGTAAAACGCAGTATTATCTCAAGGGTGAAGTCATACATGTAAGTAAGTATCAACCTTCTAAATTGTATGGTCGCTCTCCTGTCTCTACGCTTTGGAGGCAGGCTATGACATTAACAGCCATGGATAATTACATGTATACTGCTTATTCAAAGAGGCGAATACCAAGAGGTATTCTCAGTATTAACACTGATAACCTTGAATCTATGAAGGCGTTTTGGAAAGCAACCGATGAGAAACTTGAGAGAGACCCTCATTACATTCCTAAAATTGCCACAGAAGGTAGCGGTAAGGGCGGGGTCAACTGGGTTAAGTTGATGGATAGCCTTGAAGAAATGCAGTATATTGCCGCTCGTGATGAAATGAGACAACGCATAGCGGCCTTTTACGGAGTGTCAAATGTATTTATGATGGACACCGGTAAGTCCGGTGGATTGAACAACGAAGGTATGCAAATACTTGTTACCAACCGAGCAGTAGAGTTTGGACATAAAGTGTATACAGAACATTTGTTCCCAAGAATTATGGAAGCATTTGATGTTCAAGACTGGAAACTTTCACTCTATCCAAATGAAGAAGAAGACGAAGTAACTCGACTCCGAAGAGATGAGATGGAAGTCAATATCGCTCAACGCATGATGATGCTCGGCTTCAAACCAACACTTGTAGAGGACTCGGATAGAGATATACGCTTCATCTACAAACAACCCGACCCAGCAGAAGCCGCTCAACAGCAACCTCCGGGCGGTATGCCTCCGGGCGGTGGAATGCCCGGTATGCAAATGGGTGGAGGTATGGGAACACCCGGTGCATTACCCAGTAGAAACATAAGCCCACAAGGTGCGGCGCAAATGGCTCGACAAGTAGGCATGTCAAACCCCGGCGGCGAAGGTATGGGTATAAGGAACAGCGGTCCAGCCAGCCCTCAAAATAGAACCAGTATGGGAGCGGGTGCTCCGTTTTCAAGTGTTCAGCAACGAGGTCCTCAACAAAGTGGCATTGAACAAGCCCAACAAGGTGTAATGAATGCAAGAAACCCAAGAGGGGCTTAGGAACATTAAAGGTAAGTGGTGTATTGGGCATGAGCATGGACTTGAAGAAACTTGACCCTATGGCAAGAAAAATGCGTGCACATGTAGATGCATTTTACAAGGCATTAGAAGAAAATAATACCAACGGCGCAATCGACCACATCAACGAGGTTCGCAAGTTTGCAGAATACCTTTCCGAGGATGTATCGACCGCTATTACAAAGTCTCAAGTTGCAGTCAGTCATGGTATCAATGATATTTATGCTGGCGGAGTTCCTATCCGTAAGACAAAGGAGATTGAGGCGGTTCACCAAACCACTGAAAATGTTTTGCCCGGAACAATCCGAACAAGTCGCTTTGGTAAACTTAACCGACAAATGAACAACCGAACGCTTTGAGGTGATTGTTTGAGTAACGAGGGAGAGAATGTTGCCGAGCGATTGATGAGTGCATTGATTAACAAAATGGAGGCTATGGATGCAGGTCTAAACAACCTGCGTTTAGAGAATGCGGAGTTGAAGAAAATGGTTGCTAATCCTGCCGCTATGATGAAGAGAGCAGGGTTTGTATCAATGTCTACAGACCGACCACATGATGTTACCGTTGACGGATTTAGAGGAGATGTAGGAGATTCAATCCTTAAAGGACAAGACGGTGCTGACATATCAGTGCCGACATCAAACGCAGATTTCCATAACATGGAATGGTCCGATATTCACGCATTGGCAGACCAAGCCAAGGATTCCGGCGCAGTCGGGAATAAATTAGGTATGGAGTGATACAGATGAGACCACGATTTGAACAAGCGAGCCCAGTGACTTACGAACTGCTAAAAGCGGCTAAAGAGTTGGAAATGAGAATTGCAAAGAAAGAAGGCAGTATGCCGGATTATTCTAACCAAGAAGAAGGCGCAACTACCGGTCATGCTCGTTTTGAGATTCAACCCGCTGGTATTCCTAATGCATTCTACAACACGAACAACACTATTCCTCAAGTAGAGGATGTTGCGAACAAAGGCGCAATATCCGAAAACAGTAAAATTTTGACAGAGGCTTCTCCTTACTATCCAACAGCATTCAGCACGACTGGGGCTTTGGAAAACACCGCAGGCGGCGACGGTCCAACAATGGCCGATGTGAAGAAATCCGTAGAGCGATTGTCCAGCCGTTTGCAATAAGCGGTTGGTGATGTGAATGAGAGAAGGTCCTTTGGAAACTCTTGACAGACATCGAAGTATTTTCAAAAAGTCGCTTGCTGATAGTATCGGTAAGCCCGATGCTGGTGCTGACTTCTTTATGTCGGCTGTGAATGCAGAAAGAAAAGGCTACTTGCTTGATAAGCAGGATGAGGCTCTTATCAAAATGTTCTACTCTGTTATTAGGAAAGTTGACGAAGACAGTCAAATCTCCGGCCCGTCTTCTTCCTATGACCTTAGTACCGAAGGCGAAGGAATGATGCAGGCGCAGGGAACTTCGGAGGCTTCGATGGGATATGCAATGGGACACGGTGCAGGGATGAACCTTGCAGACAATCCAAGTTATGATGAGCAAAGAATTGTCCCTCCCGAACCCGGCCAGTCGTTGGCAGGCCGTGGATTTGAAATGGTCGACGGGCATGAAGACGACCCATATCGAACTCATAACTATCTCGGCTCGGATATGAATCCTCTACATGGTAATTACCATAATATCGTCGGAGACTTCTATCATCACGAAGACCATGCGGAGGACCCTCAAAGCCTCAAAGACGCAGACAAAGAAACGAGATGGGAAAACCACATTAGGAACGACCCTGCTGACTTCTTATTGAATAACGGTCATTACGGTAAATTAGATACCGAGCACGCTACAAATCATGCTCTTTGCGAGGACGATTACAGAAACTGGGCCCAAGACAATTCGGAACTTGTCGACAGAACAAGGCTTAGTTTACAAGGTCAAGGTGCCGATGATAGGCAAATAAACCATGCTTTGAGAAAACTACACATTGACGAGAAGAAAGCCGAGTGGAAAGAAAACTTGGGCTTGATGGACTACCTGTTTGGCATGGAGTGGTTGACTCCCGAAGAGCGAGATAACGCTTACAAGCATATGCAAAAGCATGGTGCCGCATCCGGAGAAGCGTTTCGCACAGACCGCCATACAAACAATCCGGATTTTATGCCAAGGTTTATTCGCAATTTTCACCAGCGGTTTTCCGGTCTTTACGACCATTGGACAAGAGACCCTTCTCGACCCGGACACGGTATGAGAATACAGCCAATCAACTTATCCGAAGCGGCTGAGCACATTACGCCAAGTGCCAATTTAGAAACTATGCAAGAGCATCAAACTCCCGGTAAAGACACGACTTGGAAAAGAGCAGTCGACCATATGAACCTCATGTTGGGTGATTACGCTATTGTAAATGATGAAAAGCCTATACAAATGGCATACAGCGATACGCCTCTTATACATGGAAAAGGTAGAGGCGAGACGCTGGACTCAAGTCATATACAGATACATCCTCAACGACAAGTCGTTGATAAGAAAACAGGTAGAGTGCAAAGTCGGTTTCCGGGTTATGACGCACTTAAACTGATGCTTGGTGTAGATGACGACCACCAACTTTATCCAAAGGGCGAACATCCTGTTTGGGGTAGTTTATGGAACCCTCATTTTGAGCAGGGAGAAGTCGATGAGATATTTAGAAAGCGAGGCGATGATGCGAAGCGAGTTGCGAATGCTGGTAGAATGGCAAGAAACCATGCACCTATTCATTACGGAGAAGCCATGGATGACAACGAGTATGATTACCTTGACGACCATGAAACAGCGTCGACTTATTGGCGAGCCCCATACAACAAAGGTGGTTTGCATAAGCATCCGAACGAACTGTTCAACAAACTTCATCACCACACTCTGTCCTATGACGAAAAACAAAAAGAACAGGGGCGAACTTATGACGAAGCAGGTCAGTTGATTGAAGACGAAGAAGACGACCGCATGAGAGGGTTTGGAGATTACTTGTCTCAAATTGAACAAGACGAGCAAGCCAAAGAAGTTGATGAAAAAGAAAAAGAATATGAGCAATCTCGTGAAGGAGTAAGACAGCACAGTCTTTTGTTTTCAAGAACGAACACAGGTATTGAAGGCCGTCACGGATATGATTTAGAAGGAGAAGTTCAAGACTACGGTATGCTACCGTTTATCGCTCCCTTTGGACAAAAAGAGAATCAGTTATTTTCAATGATGGGCCAAGGTGGTAAATCTATTCGCACCAATATCAAAGGTGACCCAATGGATGCACAGACAAACCTCAATCCACATAACATTACTTTGGAGGCGGGGAGAGGAATTACAGGAGCCAATGCTCAGTATGCAAGGCATGCGGCAACGGTAGATTCTGCATTCAACAACATCATTCATAGCGATTACCACACTGCCCGAAAGACGGGGGATTCAAAGACTCAAGGTAAAAGAAGAAGGGCTCTGCATGGGCAAAACCATCTCCGTGTCGCTCATCCCTTTTTATCCTATGGTGGTGCTCTTAGCGACGAGCGCATGATGGCACATGGTGCTCACAGTTACCACACCATAGGTCCTATGTTGGGAATGGCGCATGCTCCTATGGATGCACCTCGTGATGTTCACTCTTTGACTGACAACAGGCTAAGACCAACACTTGTAAATCATAAAGAGGATTTAGCGGCGTTAAGGACGGAACCTAATAAGTTCAAACAGGCTGACTTGGATGAAGAGTTGGAACAGATAGAGCGAGATTATGAATCAAAGACGGCTGTTGCTCAAACAGATGAACAGAAACAACTCATAGCGGACGAATACGAAAGAAGAATGGAGAGAGCAAAAGAGGAACATAGGTTAAGAGCGCATGCTCCTTCTACTTTTAATCAAATGAGATTACCTCCACACTTGAACCCAAGCGGCTCAGTTTCCGGAGTGATGAGTCGACAGCCTCTTTCCGAGGCTACGCCGGAATATGAACAAGGTGTGGCTGAACTTTCTGTCCTTGATGCAGAAAAAGAAAGGTTGGAGTCAATAGGTGACAACAAGGGAGTGCAAGAGATAAAAGACAGGATAGCGGCTAAGAATAGGGAACTCGATGACCTTGAATCTCAACTTGAAACGACTGGTAAAGGCGGCTTTCGCTTTTCTCAGCCCGGACACGACTCAATACTTGAAGACAGGCTTCGCGCTGATACAGGTGCAATCGGCCAATCGGGAGTGCACTTACAGCGTATGATTGAAGAAGACCCTGTAATTTACAATCATATTTTTAATCCCGACCTCGACCATGAAACCGCCGAAGCAAACATGAGAATGTTCGCTATGATGGCAAATGATTATCTCAACACAGTCCCTCATGAACAACACGGTATACATACAAAAGCCGACCACCAGTATACAGAAGACGGGCACCAAGGTCAAGTTGATATTGGCACAGGTGCAAAGCATGCTTTGACAGGACATTCAAACAAAGCGGGTATACAGGCTTTGCAAGACAGAGATGGTTTTATCGAAAGTCTTGGACTTGACCCGAATAACGAGTATCATAGAAAGACCACTTTAGATTATATCGAAAACCAAATGATACCTCAACTCCAACAAGACCCCACATACTCTCCGTCTGTCATGACAATGAAGCAGTATGTTGAGCAACTTCATCCCGACCTCGATATAGACAAGGCTCTTGAGTCTCTTAAGTTAAGAAAAGGAGCGAGAGACACTGACTTCTTGAAAACGATTAACGGTCTTTACAACAACATAGGCCATGCTTCGGCAGAAGAAAGAAACTCTCAACTTGGTATTCATCACCACCTTGCTTACAACAGCGACCCTCGTCGACAGCGAAAGACAGACAAGAACGGGGAGACCATACATGAAACAAGGCCATCAAAAAGCACTGGTGGTAGTATGCATAAGGCTGAAAATGATTACTGGAATGTTATGCAGAAACTTAATTCGATAATGACAGACTTACCGAATGTTGAACCGCCTCAACAAGTGTCGCAAAAAGTGCATGGTATAACAGGTGTGCCTGTCGACCAGTTCGGTCCGGATGCTCATTCTGTTCATAGTGTTTACAACTCAACTGGTTTCCGACATGAGTTTGGAGATGAGTTCAGCCCCAACTTTACATACAAAATATCAAGAAACGGTAATGTCAATATCACACCTGCCGACCCTCAAAAGAACAAGACAAGGCTTATTCAGCCTTTGGCTAAGTTTTGGAATGCTTTGAGTTTGCCCGAATCATGGATGAACATGCGCTTTCACCCCGAACACCAAGGTAATAGAGAGAGGCTCAATAGGGTTGATAGAATGGGTCCACAGTTTAAGCCAAACTCAATCGGTCTTACTCGTAATACCGACAAGTTGTCGCCTACTAAATCACATGACAACTTAGCCAATCTCACCAATCCGGATATAATCCGTAAGGAGTTGGGGCCGAAAGTTCCCCTCCTTCAACCAATGCATCGCATTTTTGAAATTGATGACCTCAAAGAACTAAGAGGGTTTAGTGGAGATTGGATAGTATCTCATATGCCGGAGGGCGAAAGAGGCTTTGTCAAGAAAGAGGATGACGAAGTAACTTCTTCATTTACGCTTAGTGACGAAGACGAGAAGAACTTCAAACAAGTAACAGACGAGGACTTTCACGCTGATGTTATCAAATTAGAAGACGGTTACTACATTTTCGATGTGATAGAGTTTGCTGAGAAAGAAGTCCACAGTGTCGTTCTTTCCGACAGAATCAAAATACTACGAGGAGGTATGGAGGGCGTTGAGAACATACATGTCCCCAGTGCCAGCGATACGAGATTGACTGACGATGAAGGATTGAAAGGTATAGTTGAGAATCTAAATGAAGAGTATGAAGACCTCCTTCTTAGAGATGCAAAGTCTGTTTACATGGCTGGCGAACTGCGTCATCCTAAGTGGGTCCTCCTCAAGCCCGGTAACGATGTTGTTTTGAGAGTGCTTGAAAGAAGAGGTAGTAACCCTTACACTTACAGGCTCGGAACCGGTCCTATTACAAGAGATGAGAGAATAGGTGACAGAGCAGTAGAGTCTCAAGGTGAAACCTACATGGATGTAGGCGTAGTGTTCAACAGTCCGGAGAAGTTCAATGAGGGAGACCATGTAAAGGTCAATGCCGCTAATGTGAGTGAAGTTGAATCTGCTGACGGAGATAGCGTCTTCACATTGACAGCCTCTAAAATTATCGAAGAAGCAGAAGGCGAAGGACTTGTCAGTAGAGAAACACTTGGTATGCTTGCCAAGTCAAATGATGTGCAGTGGTTATGTGAAGTTCAAAGAGCGAAGTCGGGCATCCGTGTATCTATGCCGCAAGGTGATGTGCTTTACAAGTGTACTCAATCCGGGCAAAACTGGATGGTTCACTCTCCTTTAGCCAAGAGTGATTATGTCATTCGCCTTGCTGAAAGTCAGCGTTCTTATTGGTCTCCTGTGGCAGGTGCCCTCCTCAAAGCAGGTTTAGAGATTGCTGAAAAAGAAGAGGTCAATGAAACACAAGGTGAAGCGGAACCTTTGATTGAACCTAAGAAAGTACAAGACTCCGATTGGTGGAAAGAAAATGAAAAGAAGAAAGTTCTTGTCAAGGGCTTACAGTTCATTGACAAGTTTCTCAAAAGTAGCGTAGGTGCAGTTGGTGCATCAAATGCAGGTGCTAAGGGATTGGGCTTTGACTATGCCACTCCTATAGAATCACCTACAGGTCCGACAAATCTCCATGATTCAAAGACTATGCCGGATTTTGACAACAGAAAACGGCCCGGAGAAGACTCCGATATTGAGCCTAAAACGGAAGACGAAGAGCCTACTAAGCGCAGGACTATACCTACCGAAGAAGGTGTCTTAGAGATTGATTCGGATAAGGCTGTGTTTCATACTTGATTAAATAGTATGACCGGTGTGTAGAGGTCAATGGCTTCTGCGCTTACCCTGCGAACATCCCCTGTCCAGCACAGTGGGAACATCAGCATTGTTAAGTCGGACAACGACCTTGTTATCGCTGGCTATGCGTCAGTTGAAATGGTCGACAAACAAGGCGACCTTATTACACGAGGCGCACTAAGGGATGCTTTTGATGGATTCATGAAAGCAGACGGTTTCCGTAATGTGCAACTTGCACACTCTAACATACAAGTTGGAGAAGTCATTAACAATTACACGGACAACGATGGTCGTGTTTGGAAATCCGGAGTTGACGACGCAGGTATGTTTGTTGTCATTCGACTCCGAGATGACATTGAAAAGGCTCGTGAAGTAGCCAATGAGATTCGCAAAGGAGCCCTTAGAGGTTTCAGTATTGGAGGACAAGCATTCAAGCGAATGCGCAAGAGTGATAATAGCCACGGCGATTACACTGAAATCTCCAAACTGGAACTGCATGAGGTCACCATTTGCGAGAAAGGTATTAACCCGGAGGCGACATTCCGTATATTGAAGGAGGACACAAACATGAACGATAATAATGTATTAGGAGAACTCTCCACAGTGCTTGACAGATTGAACGGACGACTTGACTCTATGGAAAAAGGCGACTTGCCTCCTTTCATGCAAGACAAGAAAGACGAGGCAGAAGACAAGCCTAAAGAGTCTAAAGACGACAAAGACGACAAAGACGAGGCGAAAGATATGGCTGATGAAGACAAAAAAGAAGGAATGTATGCAAAGAGTGAATACAGCGATGTAATCACTACTGATTACTTGAACTGGATGGAAAACACTTTGAAAGGACAAGGTGTTGACATTTCCGGTGCACGCACTCACTTTGATGACATCAACAAAGCCAACCTCGGCTCCACTCCGGAACAAATCGGAGACGGTGCTGATTACTTTGCTGGACAAGTTAAAGGACGAGCACAAGAAGGCGGAAACCCGTCAACTGGTGCAATCGGCAAACTCAACAGTGGTAGTGGAAAGGCAGTCGAAAAAGGCTACCTCTCTCCGGAATCAGTCAGTGCATCCGACCTTGAAGCCGCTTACGAAGTCTACAAGGCCGCAAGCCTTGAAGAACAATTCAAATCCAACCTTGGCTCTGTCTTCGCTGACAGACTCGCAAAAGAGATGAGCGCAGATGCAGACGCACGAGCCGCATCCTCTTTCGACGCAAGAACACCTCTTGCAAACATTGAGAAGGCTTTGAGCGACCTCAGTGGTCGAATTGACAACATGGGCAACTCTGCCTCAACAGGAGTAGAACTACGCAAGTCGGCTTCTACTGTTGAAATCCCTTCAACCCAAGACCTTGGCAACATGGATTGGGACGATGTTCACCGCCTCGCAGGTAGCGTTTGGCAACAATAAGCAAAAAAAAAATACAGGAGATGAAAAATTATGGCAAGAAATTACATGAGAACAGTTAATGATATGGAACGATACTACTACGGTGCAGGCTCTTCGATGGGCTACTCCTACAGTGGTAGCGAACTATTGAAAGCAGACGCACCACTTTTGAGCACCACCGCTGGAACTTACCAAGCAATCTACGGTCGCAAAGTTTGGTCGCAATTAAACCAAGAGTTCAACGCATTCAGTATTCTACCTAAGAAACCTTGGGACCGCAGTGGATGGCGTGTTGTCACCGCAAAGCCTTCTAAGACAGTTGGCGGCGGGATTGCAGAAAACGGAACTCTTCCGGACACCACCAAACCTACCTTCCAAAATGTGGCCGCAAAGCCAAAGACAATCGCACACTCGTTCGATATGTCCGAAACAGCAATTTTCCTTAACGACAAGGACGATGGACTTGGCGACATTCGCTCAGTCTTGAAAGAAGAAATGGGTAAGCATCACGCAGAGCACATCAACGATATGCTCACTACTGATGTTACAACTGTTGCAGGAAACGACATCGAGTCTCTTGACCGAATCACTACTGGAAACAACAGCATGACCTCCGGAACTCACTACGATGCGGCTGATGAAGACATTTACTCCATCGACCGCAGTGCAAACACATGGGCTTTCGCAGAAGACTCTGCTGACAGTGCTTCTACCAATAGAACGCTTTCACTCGACCACTTGGATGAGACTTTCCGTCTCGTTTGGGAAAGAGGAGGTAACCCGAAAGTTATGCTTACTGGGTATGATACCTTGATGCGTATTCAACAACTTCTACAGTCGCAACAGCGATTCATGGAAGAAAAGAGAGTCGTCCCTACCTTCAACGGTGTTAAGGGCGTTCCCGGTGTTGAGGCTGGTTTCATCGTTGCAACATACAACGGTGTCCCAATCATCCCAACCAAGGAGATGTCAAGCGACGGTATCAGCAGAATCTACATGCTCGACACCGACTACACATACTTCTCTACTGCAAAACCAACTCAATACTTTGAAAGCGGAATTGAAACTGGCGACCCGTTCGCTGTCAACCGCCTCGGACAAGAGGGACTTTACCGAACAATGGGTGAAGTTTGGACAACATTCTTTGGAGGTCAAGGTTCAATCCGTGACCTTAAGTGAGGACAAAAATAAAATACAGGAGATGAAAAATTATGGCGGCAATAACACACAGACAGATTACATACACAACCAGCAATGGGGCACCAACTATCAATGTTGACCTACCTCTATGGGCAGGTAGCGACCAAGACGAAACTCTTTGGCTAAAGGGTAACAGCACTGACGCTTACCCCGGAAACCTTTCGGGCTTCACAGCGACCAACTCTCAAGTTGCAGAGCGCAGACAACCTCGTTTGGTTAGTATGCACATAGCATCCGGTATGGCAGACACGAACACACTAACACTATCCGGTGAATGCAGTAAAATCCTATCTTGCATCGCACAGAGAGCCGACGCAACAGCAAACATTGCGATTGTAAAGACCAGCGATTTGGTCTTGACCTTCGACATGGAAGCAACTGCTGACGGAACCACTGACGATTTAACTGCAATGGAACTTTGGCTACTCGTGGTTTGAGGTGAATAACCTTGCCTACAGTAACATACTTGGGACCTACCGTCTATCGAAAGAGACCGGACATCAAGGACTCTTGGACTCGCAAAGAACCCGTTGAAGTCAGTCAAGAATGGCTGGACACTCATCGGGTAGCAGTTTGCTCCAATCCAACAGCATTCCTTGTCGAAGGCGACGAAAAGACAGCAATCACAGTAGACGCAGAAAGCGACGGTATTCCCGACGCTGGCTGGACAAAAAAAGACATCAGTGCTTGGTTGACCGAGCGAGGTGTTGAATATGGTGGCTACGCTACAAAGGCTAAGTTATTGACAATGGTCGAGGAAACTCTAAAGCCTATGGTCGATGAGCCAGTAGCAGTGCCCGAACCAGTCGAAGAGCCGGTAGAGGCAGAACAATCAACAATAAAAGGAGATGAAGAATAATGGCGGCAGGAAATACAAAAGACACACGAGTCCATGTAATGGGCGATATGACTATGATTACAGGAACTTTCACTGATGGTGGAACTGATGTATCATATGCTAACCAACTTTCAACAGTCTTTGCGGCTGGCGGACATGTTACCAGCCTATACAATACAGGGGTTGCACTCAATGACGGCGACGGAATGGCGGTAGGAGACACTGCTATGGTCGTAGATACTGTCGATGTAAGGCTACACTTCAATGTAGGAGAGACAATCTATGCAGGGGATGGACAAATTGTCGGCGTTATCACAGCAATTGCAAGTGGAACAGCCTTGACTATTGGTGCTGGAGTAAAAATACTCGTACCGAACAATGACGAATTACACAAAATAGGACCAAACACAGGTGCAGTAACTTTGACTGACGGAAACCTTTCGGTTTCTATTGACGAAACCAACGAGAAAGTTGTTTTCGGAAACGGTAACTTGGGTGCGGCAAGCACTGCACATACTCAAGACGGTCGCTGGTGGATTCTCGGACAACGCTGAGGTGATTCGCCTTGGCATTACTTAGTGGCTATGGAAACCGAGTCATCGGTCCTTACAGCCCTCAATCAATGTCCGATGGAACAGCGACTGCGCTTATTCAAGCAGACATCCGAGCCACAGGTGGCACAGGTGTTCTTGGAGTTGCGGCGGCGAATACCACTGCTTTAATCAGCATTGAACCATTCACTTCGCTTGGTAATCATTACTTCTTACTTACCTACACAGTTTGAGGTGAGTAAGTATGCAAGGATTCGGTAGCCTCGGACTTGACGACATCGCTCGACTACAGAAGCGTGGCATTCGCCTTAACGAATCATACGGTGCTTCGGTAAGAACCAACGAGGATAAACCTCTGTCGGGTGTCACTGTCAAACAAAGAAACCGCAATAAGAACGCTGGTGATGTGCTGAACATTGGTTCGGGCACACGCTGTAAGAATTGCGGTATGCTATACTTTTGCTGGGTCGATACATGCAGGACATGTAAGAAACCAGTTGACTTTAATCTCGGTAAGAAAGAGCAATAGAGTTATCACGAAGACCCCTTATGGGATGAATAGGAGGAGAGGTCATGCCAACAGTATTCAGTCCCGGTGAGCCCGAAACTCGACCTCTTGACCCCACTGCTGTCGTGTATACGACTGGCGACAAAGTGGCGCAACTTCTTGGCATTGCGGCAGGAGAACCTGTCCTTGGTGCGGCAAACGCAACCTCCGATGGCTTCTACATCACAGGTACAGACCTGCGAGAACATGGCTTTGAGAGCGGTGACACTATATTTGTCTACAGCGACCTCGACCCGCTCGGTACTGAGTTTACTATCGGCACACCTGTAGTTGCAGAGATTAGTGGCGTAAAGTATGTCAAGTTACCAGCAAGTAACACCCATGCGAATTATACAACTGCCGCAAACACAGAGATACAGAACCTCACCATATTCACCAACGGTAAGAGTCGTGGCGTAACAAAGAACATCGTCAACGACCACATACGCCGTATACAAGACCGCATTGACAACATCACTCATAATGCTTGGAGACCTTACCTCGTCTCAGCGGAATACATTAACTTCGATACATACAAGCCTTACCGTCGACGATACTATACAGATTATGTCGGGACAGCACCTTTGCTTTTCCGTAATGTTCAGCAAATACTGAGAATCGAACTATGGCAAGGTGACGACTACCGAGAGATTGGTGGAGCAGAGGCGAGAATCGAGTTCGACAATGTGGCCTCGCTTACAGGTAAGAAAATATACATGTCTACCGGACACGGTAAGGTTGCTACGCTTACGGCTGGCACAGGGACAGGAGAATGGCGTGGAGAGATTGATGCTAATTCAACTGCTCAAAACTTGGCTGACCTCATCAACAAAGAGGATAGAGTCAGCAAAGTGGCTGTAGAGTTCTCTCCTGCGTTTACGCTTGAAGGCTCGACATCGAATGTCGCAGTCCATAACGAGTTCCTTGCATCAGCCAACTCCGACTACGGAACCGGTGTTGTCAAAGTTACAAGTATGCGCTCTGTCAAAGCAGGCGAAGAGTGCTCCATTGTTACTGACAGTAGTGACATTACTATCGACCAAACCTCAATACACACTGCTACGGTTTCCGGAGCAAGTGGAACTTTTACAGGGGGTAGTCCAAGCGGAGTCATTACTGTAAACAGCACGACTGGGTTTAACAAAGCAGGTGTGATTACAGACGGAACGAATGTAGTACGCTATAGTGGCTTATCAGCAACTCAGTTCACTGGTTGCTTCACAGTTACTGGCACTGCTCCTTCAAGTGGGACAATCACCCAGCACTCACTCGTTGTAGACCTTCAAGGCGGTTCAAGTAGTGGAGACAGTGCACGACTGCGTGACTGGTGGCTCGACTCCGAGATGGGAATCATTTACTTCAACAATTCATACCCGTTCTTTGAATGGAATGCCATTAAGTGCTCATACATTTATGGTGAGCGTTACCTTGAGAAGGCAATTGAAGAAGCCGCTACTAAACTTGTAGCGAGCGAACTACTGATGGCTGACGACCGCTCAGTGCTAATCCCCGAAGGTGGACAAAACATTGACCTCGGCTCAAAGGCACAGTTATGGCGTAGAGAGGCTATGGAGATTCTCGCTCGCTACAAGGAAGTGGTGGTCTTCGCATGACGGCTGATTGGAAAGAACCTCTTGAAACAGTCATTGATATTCTCAAGGCTGACTTTGATGCGGGGACTGCTGTAGGTTGGAATAGGGCGAATACAGACAATATTAAGCCTGTTATCATAGATATTGCCTCCGAAGGTCCGGAAAGAGGAAAGAGACTTGACTTACAACGCCATGACTATATCCTCTGTTATGAGACTGCTCTCAACGAAGAAGTCCCCGAATTACTTTACAACTTTGTAACGACGAGAGCCAATATCACCGTTGACATGCGCACCTCAAGAGGGCGTAGTCGTTTGAGGAAAATGGAGAATGAAATGCGCAGAATCATACATGTCAACCGAAAGGGAGACGGTGCGAACTTTGACCGCATGATTCTCAAAGTAAGAACTGATTTGAGCGACCGGACCAAGAAGTTGTTCCGACATACCTTTCAAGTTGAAGTCGTTATACTTGCGGAGTTGATACCTTGAGTGGGTTCGGTGCGCATTACAAAGGAGATGTCTCGGAGGTCACTATGGGCCACGAGACAAGCGTCCTTATTGAGCACGACCAGCCAAGGACTTGGAGAGCAGTTACTACTGACTCTGCTCGTGATTTCACTACCATTCAGTTTAGGGGGACGACTTCTATCGGTAACACCAGTATATTTGAAGCGGCCAAGCCAATTCTCAAAGTCCCTCTTGGCATGCTTATTGGGCAAAAACTGACATTTCATGCCGCATCTACAGGTACTAATCTCTTTTCTACATTTTACACTTCAAGTCTTAAGAGTAGAGTATACACCATCGTCGACCATACTTTAGAAAATAACGCTGACGGTGTAGCGGCAACTCAAATAAAAATAGTACCAGCACTCGCTACCACTACCTCATTGGACAGTGGGACAGGCGATGCTATATTTCTTCACGGAACTGGACTGCCGACCATACAAGGAGATACAAACTCGGTAATGAATGCCGCCGCCGCATCCTCAAAAGAAGTCAGCCTTATCGACCAGTTTGTTGGTTTAGCCAGTTTCATGACCTTGCCCGACACCAAAGTCGATTTGCATAGTTATCATGTTGTTGGCCTTGGTCGACAGGTAGCAGTGCAACAGACAGGTAAGGTGCATCATATGGGCGGCTCGCTTGAAATGCCAATGCATAACGCCAACTGGTTGTATTACAGTCTCGGTAGAGAAGTTGTCAGCAAAGACAAGTGCGGTAGTAAAGACCACGCTTCAAGTCCTGTCCCTACTATCTACGCAGATGTTTCACCCGGTCAAGGACACCTTGATGTAACAAGTAGTCAAAGTGCAAGTGTTCGCTTTGGCTCAAGTACTGATGCCGCAGTAGGAGACTACATACTCCTCAAAGACACTACTCTTGTTCCTACAACTACTTACAAGACTCCCGATTTATCAACAAACAAATACTTTCCTTTGGAGTCTTCGGGTTCGGGACTCACCAATGACGCTCAGCACTTTGAATGGGCAGAGTCAACCGAGTGCCGCAGAATATCAGCCATTGAAGGACTGGGTAGTAGCCGTTTCCGTATCTATGTTGATGGCGGGTGGCAGTTCCCTCATACGACCAGCGATACTCTTGAACTAAGAGAGTATAGTGACACAGCGTCCAGCGGTAGTCCGAATGTAAACTCGACA